TGATGGCAGCAGTGAAGAACGTATAACATTTAACAATGCTATACCAAACGGAGCTTTTGACCTAATGAGTTTAACTCCAGGTGATGTGATTAAGAGAGCACATTCGTTTAGATTAAATTCTATTCCGAAGATGATTTCTGAAATGGCAGCAAAGCAACTTTACAACTAATCACATAAAATGGCTCGTTCTTGGTTTGAGAGAACGAGCCATTTTAAAGTTATGAAAATTTTTAATTTATATATGCGGAGGTAAGGGAAATGGCAAATAAAGAAAGTACAAATGTAACAGGTCTTGAGTCTTCAACCAACTTTGAACAGGACGAAAAAAGTCTTGTCAAGGCATTGCTTGAGGCGGCAGATTATAAAACAGGCAACGAAGATAGCATAAAGAAAATATTTGTAAAAAAGCAAAGTGGTGAAACCCTATTTTCATTCAGAATAAGAGGATTATCGCAAAGTGAAATACAAGCGGCGGCAAAAAAGGCAACAAAGCAAATTCCTAATCCGGCCGGACCGAAATACCCTAAGATTTCGGGTGAAAGAAGTACAACTGAATATCATAACAATCTGATTTATACGGCTACGGTAGATGAAGATAAACAGAGAATTTGGGGTAACAATGACATAAAGCAGAAATTCAATATCTTTGATGATGCGGACTGCGTTGACATTCTGCTTAATGCGGGCACAAAGTCGAAAATAGTTGATGAAGTTCTCAAACTCAGCGGATTTGACGGTGAGGATATCGTTGATGAAGAAGACTACATAAAAAACTGATAGAAGTCAGTCCGTTAATGCGGAATTTGTATGATATATTTGTGTATTCGGGATTTCGTACATTTCCAAGTGAAATAATGCGGCTGACAGATGGTGAAAGAAAAATGGTGTTTGCATTTATGAAGAAAGCCATAACTGAACGCAAATTGCCGGTTGTTATAGGAAACTTTCCTACAAAACAAAAAAGTTGACAAATCCTTTTTGCTTTGTTAAAATTATGTAAAAGGGAGGCTTTGCTATGAAAAAAATAAACATATTTTTAATAACTATTTTTACTATAGGATGTTTATGCTCATGTGGTGGTAATGACATAAGGTATGACGCTATATATGATACTAAGACAAAAAAGTATATAGAGTGGGGTGATACCCGAGAAACTGTTACAGATGCACTGGGTAATGGTATTGGTCAACTTTCAGGCGAAAATTATGAAACATCAAACTATCATATGGATGTTGATTATTATCCATATGATAATGAAGAACTAAATGCTCCTATATGGCGTGTTGATTTTAAGTGTTATTCAAATGGAAGATATAAGGTTTTAGGAATATCATCAGAAGATGAATTTCTAAAAAAATTTTCAAATGCTAAAAGCTGGAACGATGGAACATACAATTTGCATATAGCCATTGATAAAAGCAATGGGAATTACTATCTTCTTGAAAATGACAAAGTGAATTGGCCGAATAATAATTGTGTTCCTGCATACGATATTGATATTGAGTTTGCAGATGATGTGATAGAATATAGATTATCAAACTTTATGTTTCCGGAGGAATACAAATATTACAGTAGCATGGATGACCATACTATAAAGAACGTAAAAATTGTAAAATAATGAATTCAAAAGCGGTTGTAAAACAGCCGTTTTTTTTATTGCAAAAATTCGGAAGAAAGGAGGACACTATGGCAAAGTCGAATATAGAAATCGAAATAACCGCAAATTTAAAAGACAACGCAACGGATAAGGCTAAAACTGTAAATAAGGAATTAGACAAACTTGAAAAAAGAAGTGTTAATGTTGATATTACGGCAACAGATAAAGCCTCAAAAGTTATGGACAGCATAGACAGTAAATTAAGAAAAGTTGATGGCTCAAAAACAGCTACTGACATTGATAGAGTAGTAGATAAGGCTAATGCTGCTGTAGACGGAGTGTCACAGGTAAAATTAACTGCTGATACATCAAATGTTGATAAGGCTATAGATGGTATAAAGAAA